AAACACGAAAAAATGCGTGTAAGAGATGCTATTTTCACTTCAATCCGGGCCAGATCTGGTCAATATAGGCCCTCCGGGGCTCGCTCTTTTTCTGGTCGCGCGCGGCTTTCCAGGCACGGAGCTTCAAAAATCCGAGCATGTCCATGTCGTCGATCTCCCCCATCCGCCAGCCGGACTCGAGGAGCGCATTGTAGGTCGAATAAATGTAGTCGGGCAGCGTCAGGATGCCGTCGTCGTCGCCACCGTCTTCGGCTCCCGCGCTGCCATTGTAGGAAACTCTGACAAAACTTCTGTCGTCTGCGTCTGCACCGCCATGAGCGCGAACGCGATGTCGTGCATGATCTGGTCGGCGGGATAGTTGTCGAGCATCTCGTCCGGCGTGAACTGATTCTTGAATAAGAGACAGAACCAGCGGATCATGGTGTCCATGGCTTCCGGGATGGTAAAATTCGCGTCCGTGGGAACTTCCGCGCCCGTTGCGGCGGCCTGCGCGAACTGCACGACCTTCGCATACATTTTGGACGCGGGCTCCATCTCGCGCAACGCGCGACCGGTGACGAAATCCACGGTATATCTCTTTTCCCCCAGCGTACAGGTGATCACATTCGTCCTCCTTTATCAGGAATGCCCACCGTCGAAGTTCCCGACGGCGGGCAGATTATAGAATACCGCGTTAAGGCGTCACTGCGAAGACGGGCGTGTACACGGTGTCGAGGAAAACTGCTGCTTTCGCCGCGTCGAACCCGTTCTCACCTTCGTCCGCCACGGCCTGATATCGGCCGTCGCTGATGCGCTTGATCGCCGTCCACTCGATTTCCCCCGTCTGCCGGGTGATGGTCTTTCCTTCCTTCGTCTGGTAATTCTCCGTGACCGGCTTTGCGCGCGTCTTGAAGAGCCAAACATACCTGAACTTACCGTTTGCCTTCTCGGACATGAAGCCCACGGCGAAGTATCCGGGCTTGTCGGACGCCGCGCGGATGAGCACGCCGTTGTCGTCGATCTTATTCGAAAAGATCATCTCCTGGATGGTGAGCGGCAGGTCGGCCAGCTTGGTCTTGAAGGCGAGTTCGGGATCTGCGTACAGAACATCTCCCTCGGCGTCGTCAAAATAGATGATGTCCGGATCGGCGTTGTCGGGCGTAATGGACGCCTCGATGGCACCGGCGACCTTCTGCAGGGCGTCGTAAGTGGTTTCGGTCTCGGTGTCGGCCGTCATGGGCGCGAGCACCATGTTCTTGAGACCCACCGTGCTGGACACGGCGGGCGCCGCGGTTGCGGGCATAACATTTTCCTCCTGTCAAATGAATCAAAGTCCTCGCTGATCGAGGGCCTTTCGCAGTTGCTCCTTGAGAAGTTCATACGCCTCGTCGGCGCGGACGTCGAATGCGGGGCGGACGAAGGGATGCGGCGGCGCTGGATGCGGCCCGCCGTGCCCGAACTCGACTGGTTGGGCATACGCCGCACCGCCCTCCAAACGGTGCACGCCCACCGTTACGCGCGCGCCGCGCTTGCGGGTAGACTTCTTGATTCGGAGTGCTGACCGCAAGTTCCCGGAACGCGGGTGCGGGTCCGTGGTCGCGTTTTGGATCATCTGCTCGAGCACCGGTTGCGCGGCGATTTCAAGAATCCGGTCGGCAGTGGCGTTTCCGCCGCCGTCCGTGCGGAGTGCCTCTGCCATCCGGGAGATGTCGTTGCGCAGGTCTACTCCACCCTTGAGTTCCAGGCTCATGGCAGTTCCTCCAGTGTCAGCCAAAATACCCACGTCCAGGAGACGAGATATTGATTGGCCGCATCGTCGGGAGAGGCCTGCTCGGTTTCTTCCACCAGCGCAAAATCGGCGGCGCGTAATGCCGCCCGAGTTGCGCGGATGGCGTCCGTTGGGTCGGCATCACTCCAGAGGTTCAGGTAGACGTACACCCGGTAGTGCCGGAACCCGTCGTCCCAGTGCTCGTCCTCTGTGGTCAGCGTGGTATAGACGAGGTACTGCGCCGGTGCGGTCGGCTGCGCGGCGGTTGGCTTCCAGGCGCCGGGGAAAGCGGGAATGCCGGTGGAGGCCAGCGCATCCTGCACTCTTTTCATCCGCCCACCCCCTTCGCGGAAACCGTAGCCAGTTTGAGGTAGCGTCGTTTGAAGTCGTATTCCTCCACCTTCTCGATCCGGTTCTTCTCATCCCGGAAGCGCACCCACATGCCGGGTCCGATATCACCGCGCCAGCGGATGATGAAGAGCAACCCGCGCGCGGCGGTTCCCGCGTCCCCGGCAACGAGATAGCGCGAGGAACCGTCTTCAACAGAAGCCCATACCCGGCAGACGACTTCCTCCGTTTCATCGGCATACCCGTTCCCGTTTGAAACATTGACGGTGCGCCCGATTTCCACAGGATTCCGGAGCTGACCGGGGTGCGGAAAAGCGGCATTCAAAGCGCTGCTCATACGTCGTCCCTTCCATTAAAAGAGCTGTTCGGCGGAGCGATGCGGATAGAGCAATGCGCGGAACGCGGCGGTCATGATGTTGTAGCCGTTCTTCTCGGACAAGTCCCGGCATTCGTAGAAATAGGACGCCATGAGGAGAACGGCCAGCCGCGCCGTCTGCGGCGCGTTCTCATCAAAATTCACGCGGCAAAATTCCTCGGCGGCGGCCTGCGCTTGGACGATGAGGGATTCGAGAAGCGCGTCCTCCTCGTCGTGCTGGATGCGCAGGTGCGCCTTCAGTTCGGGGACGGTGATGATCATTCGGTCTCTGCTCCGTCGGCTGCAGAATCTCCCGCATCATTCGCCGAGGGTTCCGCAGCATCCGCCATGTAGCCCGCCGCGCGGAGTTTCCCGAGCAGGGCGTTGAAGTCTTCGCGGAGCGCGGCGACGGTGGCCGCCTGGCTGTCCGGCTGGTGCGCCAGTTTCTCCATCTCGATCGCTTCCGCGAGGCCCTCTACAACCGCGCCGGGCAGGAAAGTCAGTTTTCCGCCGATCACGGTTTCCCGCCCGCCGTGGGCGGTATAGTTGTGCGTCTGATATTCGCTCATGTTTTTACCCCCTGTCACTCATTTGGTGCGGTCGCTCATCAGGCGCTCTTCTGCTGGAGTGCCTGAACAGCCTCCGCCAGAACAAGCTTTCCATCCACGCGCTCAGAGGAAAGGAAGCCCACCTGGCCGGTGGCGGCATACAGTTCGTTGAGCCGCTTGAATGAGCGGCCCTCCCGGTCCGCCACCCAGAAGTAGGAGAGGTCCCCGAACAGCATGGTCTTGTTCCCGGCCGCAATGGCGGGCATGAACGCAGAGGTGTACACGGGTTTCCCGAGGATGGTGTCCGGGGTGTTCGCGATCACCGAAGGCTGCCAAATATAGTCTCCGTTCCCGTTCTTGAGTTTCCTCAGCGCCTTCACGGTGGAATCGTTCATGAGGAACACCGCACTTCTCCGGTACGGCGCGCGCAGGGAGTAAAACAGGTCCATGACCTCGTCCATGGTGATGGCGGTTGCGCCCGCGGTGGTCACACCGACACCCGCGCCGCCCGTGGCGTTCAGGATGCCGGTGGGCTTGCCTGTGCCGTTTCCGGTAAAGAAGGCTTCTTCCTCTGCCGAACCGATCCGGCGGCCGAACTCCCGGGCGACGTAGGACGCGATGTCGAACACCGAATCGTTGAGGAGTTCCTCGGATACCTTAATCATGGTGGCCAGCTTGAAGGCCCCAATGGAGATCTGGCCGAAGGTATCGTCGCTCTCGGGATACGCCGCGCCCTCCTCGATCCAGGAAGCGGCGCCCTTGGAGGCGACCACTGGGATCTTGCGGTCGCCGGAGGAGGTGGTGATGCTCTTGGCGAGGCGGCGGAAGATATTCTGCTCCTCCAGCGCCTCGATGAGCGTTTTCTGGAACTCGTCCGGCGCGAGATATCCGCCGTGGTCGTCCTCGCCGATCTTAAGGGCGTTGTACACGTCGTGGGAAATGGTCTTGCTGCGCATGGCCTGCCAGAAGGCGGACTTGTATGCGTCGGATGCCCTGCCGGTCTTCTCCTTCTGTTCAGGTGCGCCGGGCTTGTCGGTCAGGGGTACAGTCGTGGCGCGGGAGAGCTCGAGATCGAGCGTCGCCTGGCGCTCCAGGCGTTCGATCTCCTTGCCGAGCGTGACCACGTCCGTCTCCATCCTGTCGTAGGCCGCCGCGTCCTCGGCGGAGATCATGCCGTCCGCGCCGCGCTTTTCATCCAGGAACGCCTTGGCGGCGTCCCACGCCTTCGCGCGTTTCTCGCGCAGGGAAAGAATCTGATTCATTTGCTACCTCCAATACTTCAGTGAGAAATTAAAAAGAGCCGCTTTTCCAGCGACTCTACGGGGATCCCTTTGGGGACGTCAGGTACGACAGCGTCGGGCGGCATGCAGCTCTCGCTCGTGAGCATCCGTGCCCGGAGCTTGGCGAGCAGGCTGTTTGTCACCGCGCGGCGGGAAAAGGTAAAGCTGTCATCCGGGACGGCTCCGTCCGGCGCGCCTTCCAACTTATCCTGCGTGAAAAGAATGCCGTCCGCGAACCCGAGCTCGACGGCCTTTTTGGCGGACATCCAGGTCTCTCCGTCCATGAGGTGGGAGATCTTCGCGCGGGGGAGGCCCGTCTTGATCTCATACGAATTGATGATGCTCTCCTTCACTTCGGCGAGCATGTCGATGGCCTTTTGCATCTCCTCGCTGTCCCCGATCGCCAGCGTCATGGGGTTATGGATAAAGAGCATCCCGGTCGGGGAGATCAGCACTTTCGTCCCCGCCATGGCGATCACCGATGCGGCCGACGCGGCAATCCCGTCGATTTTTACGGTCACATCGCCCGGGTACTCCATGAGCATGTTGTAGATCTGCGCCGCGGCGAACACGTCGCCGCCCGGGCTGTGGATCCATAAGCTTATAGGCCCGGAGCCGGCCATGAGTTCGGCCTTGAAAGCCGCCGGGGTCACATTATCGTCGAGCCAGCTCTCCTCCGCGATCACGCCCTCCAGATACAGTGTGCGTGCGCCGGCGTCGGTCTCATCGCGCACCCAGTTCCAAAACCTCATCGTTTTTCCTCCATTTTCTGACCATCCCCAGCCGAACGAGTGCCCGCAAGTTTGGTCATGTTTCCGTTGATCAGGTACAAATCCCCGCCGTCTTCCGCCGGAATCCGGTCGAGGTTCTCGAGCTCCCGGATATCGTTGGCGCTCATCCATCCATTCTGCCGGGCGATGGAGTAGCCGGTCATGCGGCTCTGATAATCCCCTCGGAGAAACCCTTCCACGTTGAAGCGCACAAAAAAGCGCTTCTTCTCGTCCTGCGAAAAGAGCGCTCGCTGCATGGCCTGTTCCCAGCGCGCAATCCACGGCGCGAGGGAGTATTTGACGAACTCCAGTGATTGCTGCTCGATGTTGCTGAATGAGGACTTCTCGAGATCGCCAACCATGTGGGGCGGCACCCGGAAGA